GTCATAATAACGCTCCAATTCTTCCTGGTGGTCAGGGGTGACTCCAAAAGCTAGATAGAAAGAATACCTTGCTTCCTGACTAATGGTGGATACTTTACGTTCCATACCACGTGAGAGCCACGCCAAACCACCCTTGAGTTCAAAAGGATCATTGGCCTCCTTGCGTTTGCGCCTACGCACATTCCCCATCTTCAGGGCCCCCCTCAAATAACTGAGGTAAAAGCTCTGATAGATTGGGATACCGCCAGTCAAAGACAACCCACCCAATCCAACAGCAGAAACCCATTGCTGGAAAGGATAGGGATGTGAGATTGGTACCAAGGACAAAACATCCTTAGCCAGTGATTGGGGAAAATTTCTAACCATCAACCACTCAGAACCATCGAATATCGGATGAGTCTGACAAAACTCTATGCGCTCAAAATCATCAACGCGGGGTTCCACCTTCATCTGGAACCCCATCTCCACAAACCAATCGGACAAACCGCGCTGGAACCAGTCGGCGTCACGTTTTTCCATAATGACGACACAATCGTCACCGTTGTTTGCTAGAGATATTTTCACACGTTTCATCTGGGCGTATGAGTGCACTAAAGCACACATCAACAAGCAATTGCCTAGAGCAGTGTTCATATCACCACTCATACGACAACCACTCACTTTGTAATTTAACGAACCATCACGTGCCACAGCACGACCAGTGTTTTCAAGCTGCCAACGCAACAATTTACGTAACTCAGCACTATCATAAATGGCATTATAAACAGAGTGTTCCCATTTAAGTGCGTCAACGCTAACATGTTGGTCAAATCTTGAAGCATCTAATCCTATGGCACATGGACTGCGGTAGGAGTCCCACTTCCTTCTGAATTCACGACCCATTTGGCCTGAATTAAACCCTTTAAAAACAGTCTTCTCCCCGAAAACTGCCGCTATTTGGGCATATATCCTTTCTTCTATAGGCCTCAAATAGCGTCCAACTTCAACATTGTAACGGGGATCACGAGGTTGGATTATCCTCGGATCAGGGTCTGGTTTCGCCGTGAAGTTAATAAACTCCGCCTTAACGAAAGCCTTAATATGGGAGTCTGTCTCAGTAATGCCCCGGATAAGCAAACTGTCGACAGCCTGTTGATAAATGGTTGCTTTGCGACCCCTATAATAACCGACAAAATCTTGTCGGCTCATGGGGGTGGTCGAACGGAAACCACGTAACAACAGCCGGCGAAAGGTCGCAAGCCGACGCCCATACAGGCCCTGAAGGGGTTGGACTGGTTGCACGCCCTTATAGAGCAACACCCGAGTCGTAAACCCCCTCACCAAATTTACAATGCTGGAATTATGTACTTTAAAATCAATTGGAGGTGACAAACCCTTCAATTGATAATATGCTCGACGATGTGGTGCTTGCCATGGTCTCTCTTTGACAGACAAAGCGGGGTGTGACAAATTTAACTTTGTCGCATCAACCCCTGTCAAGAGAAAATGGCCCCCCTAGTCGGAAGAAAATCCGAGCATAGCTCTAACTGGCCCTAAATATGGTATCCAGTTGGTATGCTTCGCCTCTTCACGATCTAATGCCATGGAGGTGGCACCAATTTGCACAGCGGCTACCTCTCCCGCAGACGGGATAAAGAATACTGCTGCACAAATATCCAAATGTTGTGAAATATGCGTTGGGCGCATTCCACGGTCTCTCATCATATCCCGCATAAACTTCCTCACCATGCGGAGGTTAGCTTGTGTGCGAGTCGTCGGACCAAATTCTACCTTGGCCGCTATAACCACCCGGGCACGGAAACTACCAGCTCGGATACTTCGACCGCGGAAATCCCAATTTTCTTCACTCCCCAAACCATCATCCTCGTCGCCCCTATCCACAGCCTCAACTATGGCCTTTGCGACGTCCTCCAAGTCCCAAGGAATTTGATTCCGCAAGGGATCTGGGAACACAAGTTTGTATATAATCCATAAGGATAGGAGCAAAATGACTATCCATAAAACAAGCTCGTTCATACCTATTTGCCGAAAGTTATAATTTATGCGCTAAAGCTACACTCGGCCTTCAAACCCGCAAGCGAGAGAAAAACTACACGGAA